ACTGTCAAAGCCCAGGTATCTGTCCCGGTTGTCACGATGACGGCTGACTGGTATTGCCCAATTATCGGGGCTGAATTGTTCACGGTGACGCCGACCGCGCCAGCGATAGTGACATTACCGGCGCCGATGTTCAGAAGCTACAAGATAGACCCTGTGGGCCATGCCGTCGTCGTTTCCTTCGCGACCGTGTATGTCTGGCCCGCTGCATTCGACGCCGTAACGAGTTTCCCTAACGTGGCATCCGCCAAAACGAACGTGTAACTCGTACCCGTTTGGTTATTGATCGTCAAAGCGTTGTAAGACAGGTTGGCGTCAATGTGATTAGCCAAAGACAAGCTCGAGGACGGGAACGCAGATACAAGGTCACTACTCTGAACATAGGGCGTGCCCTTTGCCGTTATTGCCATGCGCTAATCCTTTCAGAATAAATCGACATTGCTAACGATGTTGAACCATTGCGCCGTGATGTCTGTCTGTCCCCAGGTTTCACCGGCCGTCACCTCTCCCCATTGCAGCACCGCATACGAGTAGCGCGGGTCAGAGAGGCTCAATGTGAGGAAGTAGCCCGTTGGGCCGTAATGATCCGACCAACCTTCTACTATGCCGTTGTAGTCGATGACCGGGGAAGGTTGCGGCGTGCCTGGGATGCCGACCCGTGATCCGCTGATGAGCTGAAGGATTTCGGTCCGCGTGAACGTGTCTAAGGTGTCCATTTGTATTAGTACGTTGGTTAGTCCGTAGCGTGGTTCCGACTGGGCCCGGATGATGTCACCGGCCCGTGTCACGGCGTCTGCCAGGTGCTCGAGCGTCGTTGTGAGTGATACGGCCCGCCTGCCGTAGAGGGTTTGGCTAGCGGAGTCGATTTCGGTAGTGGAACTGTTATTGCCGTAAAGCACGGTTATTTCATTGATCACGGTCAGGATGTCATTACGCCACACCGGCGCCCAGACCACAGCGTCATCAGGAATAGAGATCTCTAGGGGGGCTGTCTGTGTTGAGTCGTACACGTCCGACCAAATGAACGGCACATCGGCCCACGTGTCGGTAATTGGTAGGTCCGCCCAGTGTGCAGGGTTGTAACCGACTCCTCGACGGGCGTACGACTCAAAAAGAATCGTGCCGTCTGGCAAGTCACACATGGTGGCACCGGACTCCGCACACAATGCGCTGAGCAGGTCCATGGCTGAATAACCGGCGTCGTTCGCTGCCTGCGCTTTCAGCTCGTTCCCGGGCTTCACGTTCGCTTGGTAGGGCAAACCTGAATCGTCAAAGATAGCCAACACGCGTGGTTCTAGGTCCTGTTTCGGATAGCCCAGTGTTCCCACGTTCGCCAGCCCGAGGCGGGCCATCCGGCCGATGGCATCGATCTGGAGAATCGGTAGCAGTGCGCCCGAAGGTGAATATTCGTGTGTAAGCGCCAACTGGGTCACGTCGCCGGTAAAACGTGTGATTCCGAACGATTCAATAATCAGGGCGTCACCGATGCGGCCGGGAATGCTGGCGAAGTTCCGCAGAGTCAGACTGGCGTCACCGGCCTGGGCCGGGCTCGCGATGTCATTGCGGCCGTGATTGATCCCCAAAGTGACATCGACGTTATTAAGGTCCAGGGCCGTACCACCGACCGTTATAGACGTGATCATGCAAGTACCAGGATCGACGACCCCACATTGCCACCACGGGCATTGTTCTGCGTTATCAGATTGTCCAGGCTTGTCACGGTGGCGCGGCCGGTTGCGCCTGGTCCTGTCGGTGCAGGGGAACCGGTGGGCGTCGTCGTCGGTTCGACATTCACGCGGATCGTTGCAGCAGCTGCGGCCGCCTGTGCCGCTGCAATCGCTGCGCTAGTCGCTGCCGCAATTTTGCTTTTCAACTCTGCACCGATGGGCTCACCGAAATCGGCCCCAATTTTCCGGAGTTTCTTCTCCGAGGCCGCTATTTCCTTTTGTGTTTCCTCAAGCATTTTTAGGGCCCCGGTTTGACCGATTTTCATGAAGTCGGGAATCAGCGTCGATGTGATGTCGTAAATTTTTAGCCGGGTCGCTTCCCATTCTTCGGACATGGTTTTAACCAAACCCTCGTTAAGCATTTGCTGTGCCAGTTGGCTACCCATTTCGGGGCCCATTCCGGCTATGGCGTCGATCATGCTTTGGGAGGCGCCCGAGCTTTTCATTTGCTCGAGCAGGCCAGCGAAATTCTCACTGTTTGTCATTTGTTCGCGGAACTTCTCAATTAGCGTTTTCCCGCCTTCGTCCCCTTGCTGGCCGAATGCTTCGCCTAGGACTGTTGACAGGTCGCCGGTTATGTTGCTTGTGATGCTGTCACGGTAGGTGTTTATTTGGTCGGTCCAGCCTTTGACTTGCTGGGTTGCGGCGTCAAGGTCGCTGGTGAGTTCTTGTGTTTTCGTGCGCTGCCGGTCCATCGCGTCATTCGTGCGATCCACAGCGCGGCCGGTCCGGTCCTGTGAGTCTTCTTGGTCGTCCGTTTCTTCGGTTAGGTCTTTAAGTGCTTTCTTATCTCCGTAAGCGGCGTATTGCTGGTATTCGAATGCGCTATTCGTGTCACTGGCAAACATGGAGAGGGCCGCCTGGGAAAGGCTGAGGGCGTCGGCCGCTAGCTTCTGGTCATTGAAAGCGATATTGGCGTCAGCCAGGGCCATGCGTGCTTTGTATTCGCTTTCGCTGATCTTGCCGAGGGCGTATGACAGGCCAATCCATCCCTTATCAAGAATAGATACCGCCGTGCCAACGGATCTCACTTGTAGGCTGATTGCGTAGAACGCTGCCACTAGGGCCCCGCCGATGAACCGACCGACATCACTGGCGCTTTCGCCCATGTCTCGGAGGGTCTGCTCGAATTCTTCCGTCCCACCTCCCGCGCTGGTCAGCCCGTCGATAAGGCCGGTCCCGAAAGCCTCGATGAGTTCATCGGTCGCAATCTTGACGCCTTTCAACCCACCTTCGAGGGTGGATGCGGCGACGGCCGCCTGCCCTTCGAATGTGTCGGCTAGTTCGGCGGTAATGGCGTCCATGTCGCCGGTTTTAAGGGTCGCCTTATCTAGTCCGGTACCGAGACGACCGAGGGCGCCCGTGTTGCCTTCGTACGCTTTGCCCATCGCGTTGGCTACGGCCTCGAGAGATTTGCCCGAGCCTGCGGACACGTCGAGCGCCAGGCGTAAGGCTTTCTGTGCTCCGCTGACCGATCCGGTGGCAATGGCCAAGCGTTCGAACGCGGGCCGTAAATCACTATCTGCCACGTTGTAGGCGTACATCAATTCGTCAATGAATGCGGACACTTCGCCAGCGCTGGATGCAAACCCCAGATTGCCGAGCGTTGTGTTCATTTTGGCAAGGGCGGCTTCCTCGTCCATCGCAGCCTGTACCGCATTGACTCCCAGGGCGACGGCGAAGGCACCAGCTGCTACGGCCGCACCCGCCAGCATCGTGCCCGCATTGCCAACCATCGCGCCCAATCCGGACGACTTTCCGCCGAAAGAGTCAATCTGGTTCTCTGCGGACCGCATTTCGCGGCGGAATCGGTCCGTATCGGCCGCTAGGTAGACCATTAACGTTTTAGACATGCGTTACCACCTTGCACAAATGTCGTCGATGGTTTTTGACCATTCGTTAAGGGCGTCCTGGTGGTAGTCCTTGCGCTGGCCTATCCAGTTGGTTGCCGTGAACGGCGCCCATGAGTCCCGAGCCTGTCCGCTTGAAGATGGGTATCGGACCATGTTGGCGGTTGCTCCTCCGCTAAACACCTTGCGATTTCCGCCAATCTGCACGGCCGGAATGCGATCCTTTTTGGCTTTCACGCTGGCTGCCAATTTTTCGCCCCACGGGCCCGCCTTCATGGCGGCCTCCCGCCAGGAAGGCACCATGTACCGGTCAGCGATGACGGCGGACGTTGCCCGAAGTTCCTTCGCTGCTTCCTTGGGCAGGTATCGCAAATCGCGCAGCAGATCATTGAGGCCCGGTATGCGGGTCTCAGCGATCACGGTCCGCGCCATTCTGCAATTCCTCAACAATCGTTGCTAGTAGCCGGTTGTCATATGTTGCGACTTCGGAGAACGGGCGCCCAATTCGTATGGCTACCTGGGTGATGAGGCGGGGGACCGACCCGACTGGGTAGGGTCCGGTGCTTCCTCAACCTCCTCGACCACCACCGACCGGCGCCGAGCCCACTGGTGCACGTCCTTGATTGTCTTTGGTTCGCCTTCCTCGAGGTGCAAGTAAGCGATGGTCAAGCGCAACTCGAAACCGTTGGGCTCGGCCTTGCCAATGAGTCGCGAATAGTCGACGAAGTCCATGGTGATGGGTTGGACGCTGACGGGATCCGCGCCAGCGTCCAACCACACGTTAAGGCCGGGGTGCATCAGGCGAAGATCATGTCACCCTGGACGCTGAACGAAGCAGTCGCGACGCCGGTCGCATCGAACTTCACTTCGCACGCGTCAATGGCCATGCCCGTGCCAGTCCAGGTCCCCGCGGACCCCGTGACCTCCACAGCAATATTCGTACCTGCTGCGATAGCGGTCTGTAGGGCGTCGTAAAGGCCCGTGTTGGAGTCGTACAGGAATTCGATGCTGACGGCGGTCATGAGGTCGGTCTGTAGGTAGTTGACGCCGCCCAGAGTCTTTGTCCTGGTGATCGTGGGCGTGGTCGTAACCGTTCCGGTCGTTACTTGATCGCTGTATGCCGTGGCGCCAACTTCGACCGTGAAGTCAGCCCCTGCAATTCCTACTGCTGCCATTTCTACTCCCTAAGTTCTGCGGTGATGGTGATATCTGCGGCGTAGGCCGATCCCTGGGCGCCGAAGTCGACTATTTGCGGTGCTCCTACCCTGACAAGCTGATAGCCGTCGGGCAGGCTTGTGACGATTCCTTCGGCCAGGGCCTCAAGGTCGTTGGTTGCTGCATTGTTTTTGCGGGGCGCCACGATGGCGGTGATTTTCCAATCGACGCGGAAATTGGCACGGCTGCCGATCCGTCCCGGGGTCACCCAGGTTTCGGCCGGCATGACAACGACGCATGGAGGGATCGGTACCGCAGGCACGAAGTCGTAAACCTTGACGCCGAGCCCATCCATGGCGCCGGTGACCTCTAGGCGTGAGTCGGTGAGGATGGTCATCCGACCATGCCCTTCGCGTTCATGTACGGGCCGAGGAGGCTCATCACTCGACGGGTTAGCCACACGCTGAGCCGGTAGGGGCCCGGTGACATGTCGACCGCGACGGGCTGCCCGCCTGCTGCGGTGCGTGCCTGGTAGATCTCGACCCCTACCGACAGGGTGGCGGCTTTGACTGCCATCGGTTCCTCATCGAATGCGGCCGTGGTGATTAGGCCCCCGATAATGTCAGCTGCTGCCTCTGCGGTGTCGTCGAACTCCGCCTCCGACCCCGCATAGTCGAGGTCGAGGGCGTAGGCGAGTTCCTCACCAGTCAGCAGAGCCATATCGGGGGCCTAATCGCCTAGTCGTTCAGAACTCGGATGACACCAGCCGGAATGAACAGAGCCGAGGCGCCGTATCCGTAGATCGCGACATCGCGGCCCAACTGGGCGACGTTCTCAGCCGTGGCGAGCCGTGGCCCATCTTCCATCCAACGAGCCGCCAGACCGTTCGAAACGATCGCGTTATAGGCGGCATTCGTGTCCAGCCAGGGCGCCCGGACCACCGGAAGGCCGGACACGCTGGCCTGCAAGGTGCTGGCCTGGGCGACGCCCGCCACGTTCTGGACACTGTAAACCTGCGGGTTGAAAGCGGTCCACGCGCCGATCTTTCGGAAAACCGCCGACGACACCAGGACCACCGACGCGGGCTGCCCGGTGGCATCCTCGACAGATACGGAAGCCGAGAAAACGGCCGCCTTGAAATCCTGCCCGTCGGTATCAGCTGCAAAGTCGTAGTCTTCGATTCCGCTGCCCTGGTTCCACAGGGCCGACGTGAAGGCCCGGTCGGTTACGGTGGCGTATGACGCTGCCATGACGCGGCCGTGGGCGTCGAGGTAGGACGGGCTCGACCGCTGGAGCAGCTGGTAGGAGATATCCGACCCGGCTGCATACGTCGCTAGGTCCACGTCGCCCTTCAGGAATGAGATTTGGACCGAATTAACTTCGTCTTTCTCGTTCACCTGGGTTTCCACGATGTCGGTAAGGGTGCCATCGAAGTAGGGCCAGTTAACGGTCATTCCTGACGCCCCGGGGCTCATAGGGCCACCGAGTGCCGTGATGGCGCGGCGTCCAAGGTCCACGATTCCCTTAACTTCGGTGATCCACGCGGGCGGGATGACGCCCGGGTTATCGGTGGTCACCTGGTCGAACAGTGCGCGTTCCTCGACATCGCCGGTCCAAAGGGCCTTGCGGTAATCGCCGAAACTGCGGAACTGTGCCAGCGGGTGAACGGCGGGCGCGGTGAAGGCGCGGGCCTCGATAGCGCTAATGGTTTCGCGGATCTCGGAGATTTGCTCCCGAGCCGCGACATCCTCGACCACCACCACAGGGGTGGTCTCGGTGGTGGTTTCGCTCATTGCTTCCTCATCTTCTCTTATCGCGCTGACGCCTGCTGTGGCGTAAGCGGGCATGTGGGTCAGGCTGACCTCGAGCAGGTTTGCCCGAAGGTGCTTAACGGCGTCTTTAGTGCTCGACCAGGCGGACTTCACCGGCGAGAATCCGACGCTGAGGCCCTTGGACGCTCCCGTTCGCATCAGCGTGGCGGCATCTCGGCCTTGGGCTGTGTTCACAATGTCAAAGTCAATGTAAAGGCCGTCGGGCTCATTCTTTGCGCTGCGAATAATGCCGATAGGTTCGCCGTGACGGTAGGCGAATGGCTTGCCGATCACGTCGGCCGGATCGAACGCACCCGCGTCGAATGATTCCCGATATCCGCCGATAGCCGTCTGGGTTCCGTAAGGCACGGCGCGGCCGTAGCCGGAGGCAATGACATCGCCGGTGGTGTCTTCGCGTACCTCGAGGATTACGTCAGACTCTGTGTAGATCGTGTTCATTCCATAACCCCCATATCGGGCAGGTCCAAAAGTTGGCGGGATTCGTCAATGGTGAGAACCCCGAGGGGGACCATGGAGTTAATGAGGTTGGCCAGGTCGAGGGGGTTGCCACGAAGGAATACCGACGTGTCGAATTCGACTTCGTGGCCCCTGGGGGTTACGTCGTTCATGGTGAGCCGTTGGCTAATGAGGTTCATTACCGGAGTCAGGGCGGTGTCCAGCAGTTGCCGGTACAGGTCCACACGATTGGAGTAGGTGAGGCTCGACCCGGGGACGCCGGCGCCGGTCCACATCGGATCGAGGTTCGCTACGCGGGCGATTTGCACGGCCGCGGCATTCTTTGCGTCGACTAGCTGCAATTCGGCCGCGTTCCATCCTTGGGCCTGGGCGTCGATAGTGGAGTTTAGGTAGGCAGTTGACCGGTGTACGCGGGCGTCTTCCCAAGCGGTCAGGATGGCGTCGACCATGGATTCGGGCAGGTCCGCGCCATTATTCTTAAGGATCATCGTTGGCAGCGGTGAGTCGGCGTAACGCAATGTTGCGGCCTCAAGGGCTGCGGCTGTCGTTACTGCGGTTGCCCCGATGTGCAGCCATCCCCCGAGGCCGTCCCCATCGAATCGGATAATGTCGCGGTCTGGGACGGGAACCCCGTTCCACATGACCCGGCCGTCTAGGTTGCTGACCTCGTTCGCGGGCATTCGGACGATAGCGGCCGGGAAGTTGTCCCACGTCCGCTCCACAATGCGCCACCAGGCCCGGTCATACATGCAGACATCGGACACCAGGCGCATCATCTCAGCGCTGTAGGTGGTGTTTTTGGATGGCTGCCGAAGGAACGACCGGGGCGCGATAGCGGTATCGCCCACGTACTCGCGTAGCGGGAAAGCGCTGATTGTGTGCGTATACGTCTTCAATGCCTTCGTGAAGGCGGGAACCTGTAGAGCGACTTCCGCTAGCACGGTTTGCACGCCTGCGCGGCTCAGCATCATTTGCAGGTTGAGCGCTGAAGGCAGGTCTCGGACGTGCGGAGCAGGCTCGAAAGGAAGCGTTTCCGCTATTTGAGCCTGCTGCCGCACGACCGAGGAGGGCCGAAGGGAATTCAGCACGACCGCATTATGTCACGCCCGACGCCGTGACCGGATCATTGCGATGGGCCGGGGTGTTTTCGATGCCTGCCAGGCCGCGAACATGATCGCTCGAGCAGCATAGACGCCTCCCCGGCCTTGCGGTGCGGTCATTACCCAGCCCGCTTGCCGTCGGGCAATCGTCGAGCCAAGGAAGTGCTCCCGCAGGATTTGGGATCCGTCATGCCGTATCGCCCGCCGGTCGAATAGGTCCATGAGCACCTGTGTGGCCGTGGCGGCTTCCCGCTGACCCACCAGCCCATCGAACCGGTTAGTGAGCCGTTCGGCGTAGCCCGGAGTGACGAGAACGTGCAGCATGGGATGTTCCGCCCGGATACGGCCTAGTTCCTCGTCCGCTTCCTTGATCGTTCGATGGGTGGTGGCCCGGACATGTATCCGGCCCTGGTCGTCGACGGCCGCGACCGCGACCGCGTGACCCATTCCGTCGAAATCGGATTCGAGCGCCACCGACCACATGCCATCAGCCGGGAATGTCTCGGCCGACGTTGTTTCATCCCAAACAGAATCCCGCAGCCAATGGTTAGCGCTAATCGTCCACTGGTTCAGGAACTCGCGCCGGAAAGCCTCAATCTCGATAGTTGACCATTGCGACCGAAGAAAGCCTTCGCGCTTGGGGTTCCATTCGGGCGAACCGTATTTCCATGTGTCTGGTTCGTCGGGGTTGGCGTCAGCTGGTGCCGACCATTCGAGCAGCAGCAGATCCGATGGGTCGTCGAGCTGGTCGATGGCACGCTGCCGGTAAGCGCTCATAAGTTCGCTTGCCGAGTCGCCGGCCGTTGACACTAGCCACAACTGCGGTTGGTTTCGTTCGGCCATCGTGGGCGCCAGGGCGTCGTCCACTACTTCACGCTTGACGCGCCACGCCTCGTCAACGAAAACCATGCTGACCGTGTAACCGACGCCGGCCGAATCGTTCGCCGCCTGCACTAGCCACCTGTCGCCCGTGGGTAGTTCGATACCAGCCTCGACATTGCCCCACTTGACGGCCTTTTTGCCGTAGGCCTCAGCGGCCCACCGGCCCGCCGGTCGCATGACCTCGACGGCCGTGGCCCGCCGGTTAGCTACGTGCAAGATTGTTTGGACTTCCTCGAATATGGGGCCGTGATGTAGGCGCCACATGCAGGCCGCCCGAGATAGAACAGACTTCCCGCTTTGTCTCCCTACCGTGACAGCATCACAAGCAACATAACCGGCGACCTGTCAACAGTCCTAGGCGAAGCATTCGGCCAGCAAGGGGACGAAGGCGGGAAAACGCTAATTGAGAAGTTCCGCGA